GTTGAGCCGCAGATTCAATAATTTGACCAGTAACTGGATCACGATAACGTGTGCCAGCAGTTGGGTTTAAATTAAATGGATTTGTATTGCCAAAACGAGAAGCAGCAGCACTAGCAGGTAAACCTGTTGCTAAGTTAATGCCAAGCAATGCCAATGGGTTTTGAATATCAAATAGACTACGAGCAGTTTCAGCCGCACCAGTACCAACAGTAGCACCTGCTGCTTGAGCAACGGGTTGAGCCGTAAAACTACGCCCAACTGCTTGAGTTATTGGTCTAGTTGATTGTTGTAACAAACTACCAAATCCACCCATTGCGGGAATACCTGCTACTGCACGAGTAACACTACCAACGCCTCTTTGAAATTCTGTTTCTGGTTGTGGCAAACCAAGTAAGTTAGCAAAGTTTGACATTGCTTGGCTAGGATTTTGTAGTTGACTACCAGTAGCTCTGTTAATCAACATATTCAATGGTGATCCAACAATGTCTGCAACTCCTCCCAAGCCTTCCATGCCATATCTGATTGTTCGTCCAACTTCGTTTACGGCTTGGTTGCCTAAACGATTAAAAGCAGTACTTTGTGGTGCGGGGGCTTGTTGAACAACTGGTTTGCCAATCATTGATGGATCAATTTCACGAAAACCAGTATTCTGATCTGTAGTAGCCATGCCTCTTAAATCGATCTTAGGAGCTTGCTGTGGCAGTTGACCAATAAATGAAGGATCAATATCTCTAGATTTTGCCATTTTTGTACCTACAACTTTCTCAACATAGTCTTGCGTTTCTTTAAATGGAGGAACTCCACCATACTTTTGAACATTGCCAGGTCCTGCGTTATATGCCGCAGCAACCAATGTAGGATCTTGAAACTGTTGTGTCAGTTGGCCTAAATATTTAATACCGCCACGAATGTTATCTTTCCATTCCATTCGATTAACACCAAGATCTTTGGCAGTAGCACTCATCAACTGCATAGGACCATATGCACGATCACCAGTTTTAGTCTTAGGTCCTATTGCGTTAAAGTCGCCACCAGATTCAGTTTGGATAACCTTTTGTACAAAAGAATAAGGAACGCCTTGCCTTTGGGCTTCTTGCCTAGCAAATTCGTATACTTGCTCTCTGGTAGCCATTAGTCATAAACCCGATAAACGCCACTAGGCAATTGATAAGCAGTTTTACCCTTGTCAGGACCAGCAGTAACTTGAAACTGAGGCAAATACTTACGCAAACCTGGAGCTTCAAACATTTGTTTTTGGCCTTGTGGAGATGCTTCCCATTTAGCAAGAACATCAGGGCCAGCGTTATTTTTGTCAGAAACAAAATTGTAGAAGTCCTGCTTACGCTTGTTAGCTTCACGCAAAACTGCTAGGTTAAAGTTTGTTGACTCTTTAGGGTCTGTAATTTGAGCATTACGCTGACCATAGTAGCCAATTTCAAAGTTAGAAATTGCGCCTACTGCTTCAGACAAACTTTCACCAGTTAAAGCATTGATACCTTGACGGGCTGAAATAGCATTTGTTAAGAATTGTTTATTTCGCTCTCCAGAAACACCAAGACTGTTAAACACATTTCCTAGTTGCGCTCTGACGTTTGTAAATGAACCAGTATCAAAACCTGGTTGATTGTAAGCATTTTGTAATTGGTCAATTACTGGACCCGTCTTTTTAGCTGTTTGAAAGCCTTTGTAGGCATCAGCCAGAATTGGCTTGTATGCTTCATTCAAAATTGTTTGAGCAGTACTAGGACCAGTTTCTGGTTGTGCAGTAGTACGTTGAGCAGTACCTGATGGTTGAATAGCGCCACCACTAACGCTTGGAGGGTTAGGATAAATAAATGTTGGCGCACCAGATGCTGTAAAACCTGCACGAGGAGTGTTGGTTTCACGAGCTATGACTTCAGCAGCAGTACGCTCGGCAAGCGCTCTAATTGTTCCTTCAGCATTTCTAATTCCAATTGGTTGACCAAGAGCATTAAAAGCATACTCTTCACCTTTAGAAAGTTCTGGCAAAGTATTCAATGCTGTAGCAGATCTAAACCCGCTAAGTGGGGCAGTTTGGAATTGTGGCTGTCCATCCAACATTGTTCCTGTTGTAACTGTGCCAGCTTTTGTATCAACTTTTGGAGCAAAACCAGAAATTTTTCCACCTGGGCCAACAATGTAACCATCTTGTAGTTTTGGTTGCATAGCAGTCAAAGTTTCACGAATCTGAGGTTGTGCAGGATTTCCTGACAAACGCAAAGAATCTAATAAAGCCTGGTTGTAATCAATCGGCTGACCTAATATCTGTTGTTGCCTAAATAAGGCTTCAGGAGTTGGGTTGTAATCAAAAGAAGTATTCTCTGGTAGATTTGAATATGCTCTTTGGAGGGCTTGCTGTGGTGTAGGTGCATATTTACCCATAAACCCTGCAAGCTCTTCTTGCTGACGTTGAGCAATTTGTGCATCACGCATCATCTTCTGCATATTTAATGAAGTAGCAGGAATATCCATTGCAGACTTGAAACCAGTAGCAGGATCACCACTTAACAAACTACCCAACAAGAACTGTTGAGTCGCTTGCTTTTGCATTGATTCTTTAGCGGTATCAGTTAATCCCGTCAATGCGGCATCAGATAACAACCCAATATTAAAAGGCATAATTTACTCCTTACAGACCAAGCAAACCAAGCAAGCCTTGGCGAGATGTAGATGTTGATTGCGCTCCAGAACCACCACCAACATTGATACCCAATGCTTGATTGAGAATCTGTTGTTGCTCCAATGGCAGATTGCGGATTGCATCCAACTGCGCCTGAGAGAATCCTTGACGCAATGCACCTTGTTCTGCCAATGCTTGGTTTGCCGCAATACCAGAACTTGTAAATGCAGTTCCAGTATTTGCCATTTGATTGGCGGCAGCTATTCTTTGCTGATTTGCAGTTAAACCTGCACCTTGATTAGCCAAGTTAGCTTGCAAGCGGTTTTGTGCATTAGCTTGTGCAATTTGATTCATTGCTGCTTGGTTTGCAAGGTTAACTTGTTGTTGATTTTGCGTATTAAGCTGACCAACGCTAAAGTCATAACCTTGATTAGATAAAGCCGCTTTTAAGGCAGCTTCTTGATTTGCCTGAGATGCAGTTAAACCAGTTGCTTGATTAGCCCGAGCCGCTTCCAATGCCGCTTGTTGATTAGCTAAACCAAACTGTCCTGCCAATTGCAAAGACTGCTGAGTTGTCGCCAAATCTTGAGCTTGATTAAGCTGTTGAGCTTGCATTGCACGAGCCAAATCAGCTTCAGAAGCACGTTGTGCCGCCTCATAACCTGCCGCATTCTGTTGGGCAACCAATCTAGCCGCATTCTCTCCAAAAGCACGATTAGTCTCTGCTTCGGCTACACCTTGGCGAGATCCACCAAAAGCACGAGCCGCAGTAGCTTGAGCCGCAGTTTGTTGTTGTTGCAATAACCTTGAACGCTCTAAGTCTGCCAAACTTTGTTCAGTTACTGCTTGAGTATATGGATTCATATACTGCTGAATGTTCTGATTCAAGAACGAACCAGCCTCAATATCACGAATGTTTGCACGAGCTTCAGGAGCAATTTGTTTTAATGCTTCAGAAGCAACATCAGCACCAGAAACCTGACCTGCGGCAATACGTTCTGCAGCAATACGCTCTGCATTAACATCACGAACTGTTTCACGCCCCAATTGAGCCGCTTGAGCTTGAGCCGCTCGGACATTACTAGATGCTACTTGTTGTGGAGTATATTGGGCGGCAGTATTTGCCACACCATAAGCACCTCTTAACGCATTAAAGCCTTCACTACCAGGGCTTGCAAAACTAGCAATATTCCCCATTGCAGCATTTTGCTCTGGAGTAAATCCTGCAAATTCACGAGCCTTTAAACCACCAGCAGTAGTTTGTGCCGCCCCGTAGTTTTGCAAAAATAGATCACGTAGCGCAGGATCTAACTGCTGTTGACTTGAGCTTGAGCCGCCTAGAGACATATTATTCCCCTTGTATCCATTTAATTGCATCATCATGTGACGTAAAGTATCGCCACATTTCCGTACTTAAATCCCTCATTGCTTCTTTTCCTCTAAGCAATAAGACTATCATTGGTGCTATTTGTAATGAAATAATACGCAATGTGAGCGCATAAGCTCTGTCATTGGCATTACCATTTTCAAGTTCTACAGAGTCTTGCCAAGCATTTATACTCTGAATGACTAATGGCATTAAAAACGCCCGATTAGCATTAAAGAACTCATTTGTAGGTAGCGTCACCAAAGCGTTCCAAAAGACAGCATCTATCTCTTTTCGGCTAGGCTCTTTATCTTTGTCTACTAAGTCATCCCATAACTCAGCAATACTTGATAAAGCGACTAAAAAGTCTACAGCACTCTGGTTGCCACCAAACCATTCTAACAGTTTGGCATTTCTTAATTCACGCCAATCTTGAGAATCATGTTCAATCATAATATATTTAACGCTGACTGCCTAGTTTTCCATCAAACCTAATAGTTCCAACTCGCCAATCAGTTAATCTAACGCCTTCAATCTTGGCGGCTACTTGCCTTCCGCTTATACGTACTGAAGTAGGGCTTGCCATTGAATATGGGCCATAGTTATATTCTGTTGCATTGGGATAGAACTTAGTGCTAAAACGCACCTGTACGTCACCCGCAGTCTTTTCATCAGGAACTAAGCCTGTCAGACTCATGGTTCTATCTCCATTGCCTAGCTCTACTGGTCCTGACTCGGCAAATATAGTCTGAGAGTCATAGTTAAAGCCAACTTCATGCTCATAGACGTACCCGTCTGTAGAAACCATAATTGGGTTAGAGAAGATGCCACGATCTGTACCGCAAGTACGTGCTAACGTACCAATAGCCCAATGATTCTCACGATAATTGTAAGAAACGTAAGAATCTACTTCATTAGATGCAGAACTTGGGTAAAACCACCAAATCTCACCATAAGTAGAATTGTGTACGCAATAAACTTTAGAAGACTGAGTAGCGTTCATATTGCTGAACACATAATCAGATACATCTGAGTTCAATGGCTTAACAAAACCATCGTACATCCAGAATCCTGAACCAGACATCCAAATACACGCATTGTCAGTAGCCGCTACTGCTTGTTTAGAGATAACTCCACAACCAGTACCAATACGCTCAAAGCTATAGATGAATGGTGGGCCGATATAAGTGGCAGTATGTACATCCACATCAGTAAACAGAATGGTAGCGCCTCGGATGCGTTTAGCGCACATTAAAGAGCCAATAGTAGTTAACTCAAAGTCACCAGCTTGGTTGGTAGCGGCAGGAGTCCATGTTGTATTGTTTTCTTGGTCACACCATTGGACTTTACGAGGATTTCCACCTGCACCTAATGCAAACAAGAATCGTTCTTGAGTAACAATTAAGCCTGTACAGCTAGTTGGAGCATTAGTAATGGCAACCGCATCATTTGCAACATTTAATTGCCACTCAAGAAGTTTTCCATCTTTTGTTGAACAAGCAACCAAATACTCACCCCATGTGTCCATAGACCATGTTGTGGCAGGAGTGTATGAGCCTAAATCTGGTCTAGCAACACCATAAGCTGAACTTCCATAAGTTCCATAGCCATAACCAATTTTCAATACGGCATCAGGATCACCAACAGTAAATGAAGCGGGAGTAATGTCGGTTAAAGTACCGCCTTCATTCATAGCATAAAGATTTGAATGAGTGCCAATTCCGATACGTCTGTTATTGGAGTTGTCTCGCCAATTAATCAAACCACGAGCCATACCTGTTAATTGAGAGGCGGCACGTTTTCTCCATCCACCTACAGGGCGAATAGTGCCTTCGTACCAACGTACTAAATTTGAGCCATTCCAACGGCCTTTAGACTGATACTCAGTACCATTCTTGTATACGCCTGGCGGAATTTGTAGTGGAATATATGCCATATCTGTATTCTATTGCCTAGGTAGGTTAGACACAAAGCTCATTGTAGCAATTGCTGAAGGAACTGCTGGCCTTGTCGGGCTTGTGCTGGCATCGAAATGCTCAATACTTACATTAGTATTTTCAGTTCTCCACACAATCTCAACGTAATCATTAGCCGCCATGTCAACAAAGAAATTCAACGCAGCAATAATATGGCTTGGGTCACCAGCGCTTTTTCTTGGAGGGGGGTGAAAACGACTGTTTGAATTGGCAATATTTGTCCCATTCTTACGAAACCAAATATCCACATCTTGACCATCGTTTGTGGTGTTTTTTAGTTGAATGGAAAACTGCAAATTCCAAATTCCTGCATCTGCTACAGTAATCCTAGAGTTACTAGCTATAGTTACTCCATTAGAGAAATCTGTAGTATTGAATGTTACTGGATAAGCTACAGTAGTACTGGCGGCAACTTGATCTGTTGAGTCTTGAAAAGCCCCGTAAGGATTATTCAAGTACTTGCCACCTCTTGGTCCAATAACAGACTGTATTGAGTTAACCAACTTAGTAAAAAACAACCTCAAAAGTCCATTGTTTTGATTCTGGACATTTTGAGAATAGACAATTCCTGATGTACCTAAAGATGGTATCGCAGGTATGTCTAATTGTTGCTTTACATCAGCCATTACTTTTTAAGCCATGTCTGCCAAACTGCACCTGCAGCAATGACTAACCCGCCAA